ATCGGTGGAGAAGGCGGTGCTTATGTCGATCCCCAGACCACCAAGCTGCTGATGGACGCCGGGTCACGAGGCAGAGAAGAAGGCCCCATGTTCCGCGCATTCCAGAAGGGCGCCTCGGCAGATCTCGACAAGGTGGAGAAGTTCAGAGCGCAGCTTCGCAAGATTCGCGGCAAGTAGCCGACGGGAAGATCATGATCCATCCTTTGCAGGACAATGAGCCAGGTATCATCAAGCTGTGCCAGTTCCCAGCGGTGGACGAGCACGGCAACAGGCTCGTTGAGATCTTCCACAGTCCAGACCAGCTGCACCACAGCTATATGGACAAGGTGGCATCTCCGTTCCTGCCCCAGGTCCGCGAGTACATCGACGGCCTGAAGCCCGACCCCAACAGCATCTACGCCCTGGTCAACGCCTTGGGCGCCTTCGAGTTCTGGTCCTCCAACATCAACGGGGACGCGTTCGAGGAAGAGATGCTGATCCATCGTGGTCCCGTGTGGGGCTACGAGACGTTCAAGGTCTACGCCCGACCCTTCATGCACCACGCCAACAAGGGACCGAACGCTCGGGCCTTCGGCGCGGTGGAGCTGTCGTGCTGGCACGACCACATGAAGCGCGTGGAGCTCGTCGTTCGCCTGGACAGGGACGCCGCCGAGAAGGTCGGCGCCCACAAGGTCATAGACAAGATCGACCACGGCCAGCTCCCGGACACCTCGATGGGCTGCAAGGTCCCCTACGACCTCTGCTCTATCACCACGGACTGGGAGCTCTACCGCAAGGCACTGAAGGGGTTCGACCCCAAGAAAGATCGCCACCCAGGGATGGCGGTGCTGCGCTACCACAAAACGGTGCGGCCCATCCCAGGCGTCTCCATCACCCGCAATGACTATAGCGACTACCTGAAGACGCGGATGAACCAGATCCTCCCGGACGGCCGGAAGGTGTGCGCGTTCAACCCGTACCCCAGGTTCTTCGACATCTCCTTCGTCTTCATCGGGGCCGATAAGACCTCGAAGATGATGGCCAAGATCGCCAGCAGGGCCTACGTGGTCGTCCCCTCCTCCTACGTGGCAGAGAGCTACGGCTACACCGATCAACAGCAGGAGCAGCCTGCGACCCACAAGGAGTTCGAGATGGACAAAGCGGCCTCCGTGGATGGGGCCAGGGCGATGCTGAGATCGTTCAAGAAAAGGGCTTCCCAGCGCAAGCGTGCAGAGATTATAAAGGAGATCGTGCCCAGTCAATTCGGAAGCAAAGCCATGCCGATCCTGGAAGACTCCGAAAAGGAGCTTCCCAGAGAGACGCTCAACCACATGGGCGGTTGCCCTATGCGGGAGGCTCTGTCTACACCCACCATGCTTGGCATGACGCTCAAGCCGAGGGAGTTCCAGCGCATCAGCCTGTGCCGCATGGGCAAGCAGGACCTGGCCGACGAGCTGGACGACAAGGGCAAGATCTTCGGACCCACCGACGCTGTTGACAAGTCGATCCCGATGGGACCGGAGTTCATCAGCTCACTGATCGGGCGTCTCCTGAAGGGTGACATCGAAGGCCGCAGTGCTTTCGGTCCAGTCTTGAAGAGACGGATGATCAGGATCACGATCATTGGCAAGCCAGAGCAATCAGATCCCGACCTTGACGAAACAAAAGATGATTTGCTAGACAAGGTCTCTGCTGCTTATAATGGCTACCGCGAACAAGTGATCGAGAAGATCGCTGATCTAAGTCAGCAGCTGAGTAGGTACCCTGATCTACAAGCTGCTGTTTTCGGAACGAACGAGTCCGACATTTTTGCCGGACTTCAAAAGGAGGCTGCAGGGGTCAATCCAAAACTGCTTCTCGGCGCCATCCCGGCGACCTATCTCGCATCTGCTCTCGCACGACACAAAGTGCGGGGCGATTCGATCAGAGGTAGACGCTCGGGGTTGCTGACCGAAATGCTAGCAGATCATCCTCACCTGGCCGCCACGGCAGTGGGGATGGCAGCATTGAAAGCAGGCGGATCGGACCTGCCCGACAGGCTACTAAAAGGTGCCATCACCATCGGAAAGAGGGTGGCTGGCCTAGGTTGACGATAGAGGCTTCGTACCTTGATGAACTCGTCGCCGTTGGAAAAGTAACGTACTTCTGATCCAAAAGGAGAATCCAATGGACGAGTTCTTGAACGAACTGTATGGAACGAGCGAAATCATCAGCGGCGATGACCTCGAGAAGCAAGCCGCGGCCGAGTTTCTGGTGAAGCTGGCCGAGGAAGAGGGAGTCGACCTGGACAGCCTGTCGGACGACGAGGTTGCTGGCCTGCTCTCGGAGATCGAGGGCGAGAAGATCGCCAGCGCCCCCGAGCCCCAGGACGAGGCACAGGAGAAGTTGGCCGAGGCCGATTTCTTGGGTCGCGCGATGGCCCACGCCTACGTCAACGAGCTGCACGAGATCGAGAAGGACGCCGCCAAGGCCCAGACCAGCGTGCTCAAGGAAGTCGGCCGTCAGGCCAAGGGCGCCCTGGGCAAGGCCAAGGAGTGGGCGGGCATCGGCAAGATGCAGCGTGGTCTGGCGACCCGCGGCCGCGCGGCCGAGGGTTCCCGCAAGGCCGAGGCCGTGCGTGAGCGCCTGAACCGTTCCGCGAAGGCCGGCATGCCGGAGACCGCGGTGCGCAGCAAGGCCCGCGCCATCGCTGGCAGGACCAGCAAGGCCGCCGACAAGATGAAGGCCCAGGGCACGAGAGAGCTCGTGCGTGGCGCCGGGCAGCTCGGCAAGCGCGTGGTTCTCCCCGCCGCGGCAGTTGGTGGCGGCGCGGCTCTTCTGAGCAAGAAGGGCAGCGACGCGGAGTTCGAGGCCATCGCCCAGGAGCGGGCCTACGAGATGCTGGCCGAGGCCGGCTACGAGTTCGACCAGGAGAAGGTTGCCGAGGCTCAGATCGCCGAGGCGCTGGACACCCGCGCCCTCGAGATGCTCGAGGCCAGCGGCTACCCGGTCAACTGGAGCTAGCACAAGGAACGATTCAGCCCGCCCTAGAGTCTCATGGTTCTAGGGCGGGCTGGTCACCTTGGTCTTCATCATGCGTGAAGTAACGCTAGCTGCCTTCTTCGACGAGCTCGAGAAGATCGGGATCGCAGGTGGTCCCGATAAGCCGAGCTTCGGTCAGAGCTCGGCCAACACCGAGCAGGCCACGGGTGCGATCGGGGATACCCCCAAGAAGCCCGGCGAAGTCAAGCAGCCCATCACGCCTACCCAGATGAAGCCCAAGGTGATCAGCTCGCCGCAAGGGCGGGGTACGAATTACACCAGGTCTAATGTAGAGGCCCCCGGACCGGACTTGACGTTGACGCAGAATGCGAAGCACGCGCCACCGCCACCGATCAGGGTCTAACAAGAAGGAGAGCAAAATGCGATTGACTTTGCAGGAGATGGTATCTGGGGCAATCGCAGAGGCTACCGAGCGCGAAAAGCTGGCCCAGGCCGAAGACGCCTCGGGCAGCGACAAGGAGGAGAAGAAGTCCTCCGAAGAGGCCTCTGCATCCCCCTTCCCCCCGAAGAAGAAAGAGAACGGGGAGAAGAAGGAAAACGGCGACGACAAGGAGAAGGAGGGTGGTTACGGCTCGAAGTGTGCCGCTGCTCAGACTCCCCTGGTCGAGAAGGTCGCCTCCGCTCTGGACTTCATCAACGCCAACATGTCTCAGATCGACTGGGAGAAGGTGGCAGTTGGTGAGGGTCTCGGCACGCAGGCAGCCAACGCGCCGGCTCCGAGCGTGGGACCTGGTGTTGGACCTGGATCTGACCTGGCGACCAACATGGAGTCTCCAACTCCGGGTCTCCAGTCGACCGAGACGGGTCAGGCCACCGGCCAGGCCCAGCCGCCCAAGACCCCCGGCAGCGACACCGTCGGGAAGAAGGACGGCCAGACCAACCCCGCCACGGCCCTCGAGACCGACATGGCCGACGTGCCCGGCGGGACGGGCGAGCAGCCCCAGCTGAAGCAGGCTGCGGTGAGCCGCGTGCGTGAGCTCGTTGCCATGCGCAAGCAGGCCGCGAACGCGGAGAACCCGGCGCAGATCAGCGCGGGCAAAGAACCGCTGGTGAACCCGAACGCATCGGCGGCCGAAGAGGCCGTCCCGAAGCTGCCGGGGCCAGCCCAGGCGCAGGCCAATCTGGTCCAGACCAAGGACCCGACGAAGCCGGCCGACGTGACCAAGAGCCAAGCGAAGGCGGAACCCAAAAGGCAGATGGGTGAGGTTCTCGACGAACCAGCTCAGAAGAAGTCGACGGATCCAGTCCTTCATCAGAACCTGGATGCAGCCGCAGGGGCGGGGACGAAGCTGTCCTCCGTGCAGGCGTCGGCAGCCAGGGCCTACCTGCGTAAGTTGGCGCAGGCCGAGGAGGATCCGAATGCCTCCCCGGAGGAGAAGGAAAAGGCCAAGAAGCTGAAGGCAGCTGTCGAGGCCAAGAAGAACGGCAACGGTGGGGAAAAGAAGGAGAAGGAGAGCATGTTCGGCGCCGGAGGCGGTGCCGGAGGTGGTGCTCCGATGCCCTCGACCCCTCCACCCGCAACGCCGGTAGCGTAGGAAAGGAGAGCAACGATGGAAAAGATCAGTTCTAACAAGGTCGCGGCAGTCCTTTCGACGGTACCGAACATGCTTCGCGGTCTGGCGCAGGAGCGGGACTCTCTGATGGAGAAGAACGCCCAGCTTCAAGCCCGCGTGGCGGAGTTCGAGAGGCGTGAGCGAGTCGAGAAGATCGCCAAGGCGGCAGAAGAGAAGGGCATCGACTCCTTGGGCGACAGCCACGAGGAGAAGGTTGCTTCGATCGAGAATGCCGTCGAGAAGGGTCGGTCTCTGGACGTCATGGAGGAAGCCGTCAAGTTGTCCGCCAAGCGCGGTGACCTGGCGAGCCTCACTGGCGACGAGTTGACCGGCGCTGATGGCGCCAGCTCGGTGAGCGGATCGCAGCTCGAGTCGTACCTCTTGGGCAACCTCGGGTAGCTGACGGAAGCAGACGGGCCGAAGATCAAACACGTTGACAACGAGCAAAGGAGCGAAACATGGCAGTCGAGAACTTCAGGCTCCATTCTCCAGTGGAGAAATGTGAGCGGAGAGATTTCCCGGTCGCCGATCGTGCCATCCTCAACCCCAACGGGGCGAACCCCCTGTTGGACGGGGAGTTCATGGAGCACGACGCGACGACCCCAACCAAGGTGATCCGGGCGGCCGGCTTGAAGCTGAGCTTCGCCGTCTTCGCCGAGCGCGGGCGTAGCGATACGCAAGCCATCGGCAAGGTGCCCCTGCTGTACATGGGCGCCTACGAGGCGGACACCCTGATCATGGACGATGCCGCTTTGGCGCACGGCGACCCCCTCATGGTGGACGACGTGACCATCGGACTTCTGACCAAGTCCGGGTTGAAGAAGTGGGTCGGCCCCAATCCGCTGGTCGTCGGCTATGTGCTGCGCCTTCCGTCCCAGAACGGACAGAAGCTGCGGTTCATGTGGACGCTGGTCTAACCCAAGGCAAAGGAAAAAGGAGACAAACATGTCTACCCCAGCTCAGGTCTTGACAGAGCTCTTTGCCCAGCGTCTCGAGTCGAACGAGGGCAAAGAAAAGATCGCCGAGTACGGCGGCAACTACATCCGTGACCGACTGCGCGAGGTCAGCTTCGCGCGGAAGATCATCCCCACGCAGCCGGTGACTCGTGCCGACTGCCAGCGCAGCGTGAATCACGACACGCTGGTGAAGATCGTCGACGTGGAGCCGAAGTCCCGTGCGATGGCCGTGACCTTCCGGGGTCAGCCCACCGCCAACTTCATCCGCGCCGAGCGAGCGGAGATCCCGTTCTTCACCATCTCGAGCGAGAAGTTCGAGAAGGTGGAGCAGGAGCTCCTGGCATACGAGATGCCGATCACCAAGATCATCGAGGACAACTCGGTGAAGGACATCCAGGAGATCGAGGACCGCGAGTTCCTGATCCACATCGAGTCGGCCGTCCAGGCGCTGCAGGCGGAAGCCAACGGCGTGGGCACCGCCCCGACCCTCAACGCCTCGGCGTTGAATCCTGGTCCCGGACCCGTGGAGTTCTCGGTGCGCAAGGGCGAGCTCGCTCGCTCTGCGACGACCGACACCGCCGTGGCCCTGCCGCTGCAGCGTCCGGACATCGTCAATCTCTACAAGCTGCTCGATGGCAATCGGCTCCGCGCCGAGATGACCCTGTTGACCGAGGTCGACTGGGACGACATCCTGCAGTGGACCGTGGAGGACTTCGGTGACAAGCTCCAGTCGGAGACGACCACCGACGGCTACAAGTACAACACCCTGTTGGGGCGTTCGTACTGCCGGACGATCAAGACGGACCTGCTCCGTCCCGGCAACCTCTACACCTTCACCAAGCCGGAGTTCTTCGGGAAGTTCTACGTCCTGAACAACACCAAGTTCTACATCGACAAGATCGCGAACTTGATCACCTGGCAGTCCTGGGAGGACATCGCCATCGGCATCATCAACATCGCGGCCGTGCGGAAGCTGGAGCTCTACTCTGGCGACGCCACCGTGAACGATGCCGACGGTATCCTCGCGGACGTGACCCCGGTCGAGGAGGAGGACCTGGGTGCGGTGAACAACAAGGTCGCCGAAGGCCTGCACTACCCCGCGGTGGAGCAGTTCTAGTCGTCCTACTCTCTCGGGGAGAGGGGTTTCGGCCCCTCTCCCCTTCTTCAGTTACTGGTCGGTCGTGCCCGCGATCCCCTGGCTGAAGAAAGGAACTTCTCACGAAGCTAGGACTTCCGGTAGGATAGTCCTGTTACGGAGGATCACATGGCAGACGAAGAAAAGGTTCAGCCAGAAGCCGAAGAGGCCAAAGCTGAGGCCAAGAAGTCTGAGCCGCCCCCTCCGCGCTTCAAGATCACCAACGTGGTTCGACGCGTCAACTCGAGAGTTCGGCGTGTCCTGGCCCCCGGCAAGAGGCGCTTCAAGCAGTACGTCTGCGGCAAGCGGCTCCTGCGCAAGCAGAGCATGTGGGTCACCCCGGAGGAGATGGAAGCGTACAAGGAGCGGCTCTACGAGCAGGTCCGCGAAGGCGCGATCGAGATCACGGCACCAGACGGAACCGTCCTGTCCGTGGACACCCTCGGCAACCTCGTAGCTCGCAAGGGCATGGAGGTCAAGGTGGTGGACAAGGTCGAGCTCCCGAAGCGGCCGGAGAAGAAGGAAGCCCCGAAGGACGAGGAGCCCGAGGTCGAAGAGACCGAAGAGCCCGAGGCCGAGGAGCCGCCTCCGCCCCCGGAAGAGCCAGCTCCCGAGCCCCCTGCTCCCACCGAGCCGGATGACCTCACCGAGCTACCGAATGTTGGCGCAGGCCGCGCTCGCAAGCTCGAGGCTGCCGGCGTTACCACCTTCAAGCAGGTAGCAGAGATGTCGCCGTCCGACCTCGCCAAGATGCTGGGAGCCCCAGTAACTGAGGATCAGGCCGCCGCCATTTCCGACGCTGCTTCGGTGAAGGAGGAGGGCTAACATGCTAGTCAAAAACAACTGGAAGAGGCCCATCCGAATCGGCCGCCAGGTCATCCCCAAGGGAGGCGTGGAGAACGTGCCGGAGCACCTGTTGCTTCAGCCCAGAGTCCAGAAGCTGAGGGCGACGAAGAAGCTGATCTTCCCCTTCCACAAGGATGAGTCGGAGGCGAAGAAGCGAGCCCCGAAGCCCGCAGCTCTCAACAAGGAGGCGCCCGCCGTCGAGCCAGTGGCTGACGAGCCCGTGACTCCTGACGACCTCACCGCGTTGGTGCACATCGGCACCGGCCGGTCGAAGAACCTGAACTCGTTCGGGATCTTCACCTACGCCGGGATCGTGGAGCACGAAGCGAACCTGCACGAGATCCTCGAGATCACGGAAGCGCAGGCGGCAGAGGTAGTCGAGGACGCCAAGTCGAAGGTGGGATAGATGGCCGAGCTCCAAGGAATGGGGGACATCCCAGGTCTCTCTGACCAGTTCAATGCGTTCATCCACATGATGCGTCTGTGGATGAGGGACTACCCTCAACTCAACAGGTTGATCAGGGGAGTTGAGCACTCGAACCGGCTGATTGCCTGGGCTGTCCTCGATTTCGTTTCGGACTTCAGCCAGACACCGCCTCCGCTGGGCAACTACTCCATCGAGAGGATCCTCGACCTGGGGTACTCCAGCTTGGCACGAAGAGGAACGGCCATCGCGCTGATCGAGTCTGTGGGTCTCCTGCAGACACGCAATCAGCTCAACTTCTCG